ACCTTTTCAATTCAGTTCAGCAATACCGATTCATCGATCCACGACATCAACGTCTGGTTGCGCAAGAACAACGACGGCAGCGCTGGTGATGTGCCTGCTAGCGACAGTCGGTTCAGCATTATCTCCAGCCATGGCGGGCTTGCTGGCAATGTTCTTGGCACGGTGAACTTTGTGCTCGGTCTGGTTGCTGGTGACTACATCGAGTTGATTTGGATGACCAGCAATGTCTCCGCCTACATCCACGCCGAACCTGCTGAGGTGAGCCCGGCGCATCCGAGCATTCCTGGCATTATCTGCACGGTGGTTCAGGTGGCATCCGCATGACGACGCGCCGCGAAGACATCCTGGCCGAGATCGCTAGCACGCTGGCCGAGACGACAGGCGTTGGCTCGCGGATCTATCGCAGCAGGGTGGAACCGCTAACGCGGGGCGAGTCTCCGGCATTGGTGATTGAGCCGATCAGCGACACGGCCGAGCAAAACACCAGCCTTCCGAAACTGGATTGGAGCCTTACCGTAAGGATTAGCGTCATTGTGCGCGGCACAATCCCAGATCAGACGGCTGATGCAACCGTTCAGAGTTTGCACAGCAAGCTGATGGCCGATCTGACATTGGATGGGAATGCTTATGACATCCAGCCGGTCGGGGTTAGCTTTGATTTAGTCGAAGCCGACCAACCTGCTGGCGTTATTTCCTGCGATTACCTTGTGCGATATCGCACGGCGCTTGCAGATCTCACCACTGGGTAGTAGCTACGATGATGGATGAAAACCAAGGTTTAGGAGGCAGTTACCTCCTGGATCAAAAAACCGGCAAGCGAAAGCTCGTCGAGCGGACTCAGCCGGCCCCTCAACCCCAACCAGAGGTAGCCACCGATGGCATCAGTTCTGACCCGCCGGCGTCTGCTGTTGGCGAAGATCGAAAGCACCTACGGAACCGATCCGACTCCAAGCGGCGCCAGTAACGCGATCCTGGTCCGCAATCTTGACATTCAGCCTTTGGTGGCTGATACCGTCAACCGCGATCTGGTTCGCCCTTACATGGGCCAAGCTGACCAGCTGCTGGCACAAACCCGCGTCGAGGTGACGTTTGAGGTTGAGCTGGCCGGCTCCGGCGCTGCTGGCACTGCTCCGGCCTATGGCCCGCTGCTCCGCAGCTGCGGCCTCAGCGAGACCGTGGTAGCCGACACCAGCGTGACCTATGCGCCCGAATCCAGCGGATTCGAAAGCGCCACGATCTATTACCACCAGGACGGCATTCGCCACAAGGTCACTGGCTGCCGCGGCAGCTTTGAGCTGTCTGGTGAGGTTGGCGGCATTCCTGTCATCAGCTTCTCGATGACCGGGATCTATAACGCACCGACCGACGAGACTCTGCCGACCCCGACCTACAGCAACCAGGCCACCCCGCTGCTGTTTAAGCAGGGCAACACCACCAGCTTCTCAGCCTTCGGGTTCAGCGGTGTGATGCAGTCCTACAACTTCAACATCGCCAACTCGGTTGTCTACCGCGAACTCGTGGGCGGCAGCAAGGAGATTTTGGTGGTGGATCGCGCCCCCAGCGGCACTGTGGTGATCGAAGCTCCGACCATTGCGGACAAAGACTTCTTCACCGCTGCCACTGGATCCAGCACCGGCTCGATCACTTTCCAGCACGGAAGCACTGGCGGCAACATCGTCACGATGACCACCGCGCAGAGCGATCTGGGCAACCTGAGCTATTCAGATCAGGATGGCATCCAGATGCTGCAGATGCCGTTCATTGCCGTTCCGACCAATTCGGGCAATGATGAGATGAGTCTCGCCTACACCTAAACCTTGGCGTTTGTCCTTAAGCGGTCTGGCTCTTATTCCTGGCCCGTCAATTTCGACGTCCCCGTCGATGGCGGCCGGCATGAGCGCCAGACTTTTGACTGCGAATTTAAGCACCTGTCTCAAACTCGCATCCAAGAGATCACTGATGGCATCGGCACGGAAGAGCTGACCGCCTTAGAAGTGGCCTCTGAGGTGCTGGTGGGCTGGTCTGGCGTTACTGACGACGAGGGCAAAGAGGTGCCCTTCAGTCAGAAAAGCATGGCTGAGCTGCTCGAAGTGCCCATGCTGGCTGGCGCCATCGTGATGGCTTATTTCGACAGCCTGAACGGAGCCAAGCGAAAAAACTAGCCGAGGCCGCAGAGCATTGGGCAACCGGCGGCGTCATTGATGAGGTCGCCGACGATGCCGCGGCCATGGGCATTGAGATCCCGGACTTGCCACCTCCGCCTGAAGAGAATTTTCAGGTTTGGGAGAGCAACTGGGACACCGTGCAAATGTTCCTGCGCCTGCAAACGCAATGGCGCACGAGTACTGGTGGATTAACGGGTTTGGACTATACAGCGGCCGAATGGCTGTTTAAGCTGTATTCAGTAGAACAGCCGCGCGAGCTACTGGAGGGCCTGCAGGTCATGGAAGCGGCAGCGATGAGCAAGCTCAACAAATCCAGCTAGCCATGACACTGAACCGCGACGCTGCTTTCCGCCTAAAAGTCAACGTTGATGGCGCCAATCAGATCAGCGCGTTCAGCCGCAATCTGAAGGGTTTAGAGACCACTGCAAGCTTAAGCAAGGCCCAACTGGGCCAGATGAATATCCAGATCAACCGCATGGCGCGGGAGGCTGGAAATACTACGGCGGGCATTCGGCAGCATATTGCTGCACTGACCACGCTGCGGGACCGGGTTGATCTCAACAGCAACGCCTACAAGCGCCTGGGCCGCGAGATCGACCAGCTGCAGGTCAAGCTGCGGCAGACATCAAAAGAGGCAGACGCAAGCGGTGGAGCTGGTGGCGGCTTGTTTGGCCGGATCAGCGCCATGCGCGGGCGGATTGCTGCTTTTACTGCTGCAGCTGCTGGCGTCGGCATACTGACCAAATCAATCACCGATGCTGGCGTTTCCTTCACTGAATCAGAGCGCCGGCTGCGCAGCTTGAGTTTGGGTTTTGACTCTTTTACCCAGGTTCAATTTGCGGCCACTGCTGCGGCTCAGAAATTTGGCTTAAGCCAGACCGAAGCAAATCAGCAGTTTGCTCAGATCTATGCGCGTTTGCGTCCTATTGGCCTTTCGCTGTCTGAGATCAGAAGCGTTTTCAATGGCTTCAATACTGCAGCCAAACTGAGTGGCACCACGGCGCAAGAGGCCAGCGCAGCGTTCCTGCAGTTGAGCCAAGGCCTGGGCACCGGGGTGCTGCGCGGTGAAGAGCTGAATAGCGTTTTCGAGCAGACGCCTGCTGTTGTTCAGGCCATCGCCAAAGAAATGGGCGTCGGCGTTGGTCAGATTAGAGATCTGGCGAAAGAGGGCAAGATCACTAGCGACATTGTGATCGCTGCCCTTAAGTCGATTGAGCGCGATGGATCGGATCGACTAAAGGAGGCCTTAAAGGGTCCAGAGCAGCAATTCAAGAACCTGAAGAACGCTGTTGAGGATTTGAAAATTGCCGCAGCTGATGTGGCGCTGCCTGCAATTATTGAAGGCGTCAGGATGCTGACCAGCGCGGTCAAATTCTTGAGCGATATCGTCAAAAATACTGACTGGAATACAGTTTTTGCTTTGATCGGTCAGTCGGCGGGTGGTGTTCCTGCTATTGGCCAAGGCCCTCGAGGTCAGCAGAAATCATTGGTCCGCCCAATGGGTCCTGAGCTGACGCCTGAAATCATTGCTGGCGTTAGAGCAAGAGAAGAAGCTGCACGGCCAAAGCCAAGGCCAGCTGGTGGCGGCGGCGACGCGCAGAAAATTAAAGAAATCACTCAGTTCCAACTGGATGCCGGGCTGAGGCTGCTTGCTGCTAAGCAGACCGGCAATGAGCTGTTAATCGCTGAACTTCAATACGAGGCGAGCTTGGCTGATCTTGACCAGCAAAAGATGGGCGTTCGGGCGCGCGAATTGGCCGAGGCTGAGCTGGCCAATAATCTATTGCTAACCCAGCTTGACTACGCCGAGCAAATTGGCCGAGCTGTTGCTCAAGACTTCCTGAACCGTCAAGAGCTGCAGGACAACTACAACCGCACAGTTGAAGACTTAAAGCTAAAAGCCGGGATCATCACTGGCGAAGAGGCAAAGCAGCTTGAAATCAAGCATCAGGTTGAAGCAATTCTTAAGCGCCTGCCTGGCTTGACCGATGAGCAGATCGCCAAAATTAAAGAGCTGGTTGCTGCAACTCAAGAACAGGGCAAGAGCTTCAAAGAATCATTCCAAGACAAAATCGACGAATACAAAGAGAGCCTGGCTGACTTTGGCGGTCAAACTGCTGACGTGGTGATTGGTGCGTTCAAGGGCATGGAAGACGCCTTGACTGATTTTGTAATGACCGGAAAAGCAAATTTTGCAGATTTGGCGCGTTCAATTATTGCCGATATCACCCGGATCGCTATTCGCCAAGCAATTATCAAGCCGCTGGTTGGCGCATTGTTCCCAGACGTGAAAAACGCCAACGGCAACGTGTTTGCAGCAAATGGGATTGTGCCATTTGCCAAGGGCGGCATTGTTGACCGGCCGATGGTGTTTCCCTTTGCCAAGGGCATTGGCCTGATGGGCGAGGCTGGCCCTGAAGCGATCATGCCTTTACGCCGCGGCCCTGGTGGCAGGCTTGGGGTTGAAAGCAGCGGCGGGATGGGCAATATCGTGGTGAACGTTGATGCCACTGGCTCCCAGGCAAATGCTGATAGCAATCAAGGCAAACAGCTGGGCGAAGCCATCGGCGTCGCTGTTCGGCAAGAATTGATCAGACAAAAACGCCCAGGAGGCTTGCTTAGCTAATGGCTACCTTTCCTGATATTGCGGTGAGCTTGGGAGCGCAAAAAAACAGCGCACCAAAAAC